ACGACTTGCCGGCCAATGTCGCGCTTAAGGTCTTGCAGCTCAGCAAGAGACAACTCGTTGACTTTTCCAGATAAAGGGAAGCCTTCGGTATCAGTCTCGTTTGCATAGCGGACAATACGATGCGGGAATTCAATGGCCTTGTAGCGGTAGCGTTCGACTTGGTGCTTTGTGCCGTCCGCCGCCTTCTCTTCAAATTTCATGGGCGCTAAGCCGTGAACTTGAACTTTGAAAGCAAGGTTGAACACTGGCGAGGTTGGATGGACACCACATAGATAATGCTTGCGCTCTATTGTGTGAGGTCCTTTTTTCATTTCTCCGAGGGTAGCAGTCAAGGTTCTCTCTCCTTATCTGGGGTTAGTAAAAGCCGCCACTGTTTAGGTGGCGGCTTTTGATCCATAAAGACAGACCACTTGTTATGTGGTGATCTTGATGGTTGTGTAAGGGTCACCGGCAACGTGCGCCGTTCCGCGCATTTTCCAGTAGAGGCCCTTCATGTCAGTGTTGCGGGTGCGATCACTGTTGCTGAAGTCGGCAATATTGTCTTTCAAAGCCGCGCGAGTCTGCCAGAAAACCGGCTTCTCCTCGTAGTTGCGGATGAAGCAATAGATGCTTGTGTTGGTGATTCGCTGGGTTGCCCAAAGCTTGATCTTGTGACCAGCATCAAGAATCACGTTTGATGGAGTCGCGCCGCCAACGTTTGCGCCGGCCTGCTGGATGATCTCAACAGTGCGAGACTGAACAAAAGCTTCTTGAAACAGTTGTAGGTTGCCAACGTTGAACGCGACAGTGATGCCGTTGTTCTCGGTTGCTTCCTCAAGATAGAGCGGCTGACCGTCTGTATCTTGGAAAAGGGCGAACTGCTCGATGGCATTGTAAACAGCTGCGCGAATATCGCCGGCTGTCGTCAATGTTTGACCAGCGAGAAGGTTTCCACCTGTTGCTCCAAAGCGAGCACCACCAGCGCCGTTGGTCGTCGCATAAAGCGCGCTACCGTCTGCACAGGTTGGGATAGCTGGAAGCAGCTTCGAATTTGCCGTTGCCGTAATGATCTGAAAGAACAAACGCTCAGGCAAAAGGCGGAAGTTACGGCCACCTTGGCGGGCTTGCTTGACAAGTCCCTTTGTCTGGTCGTCTTGTTCCCAGTTGTCTGGCCACTCAATATTGAGCTTCCAGTCACGGTTGACGGCGCGAAATCCACGACCGGAGAAGTTGCGAGACGCCGGGCCTTGGCCAGACGGTGCATATTCCGGGTGCGGTGCGCTGAGGTAGTAGAAGTAATCTTCTGCTGCCCCGTCAGAGTTCACGCCGAGATCCATGATCTCTTGAAGGCGTGTGTCAATGATCCGCGTTTTGGCGTTGTAGGTGTTCAAGAAGTTACTTCTCAAACCGCGCGCGAATGCTAGTGGTGATCCTGCTGGCATGATTAGGACTCCTTAAGTTCCGGGAAGGACGAGAACATCAACAAACAACATCGCTGTTCCGGCTGAAGGTGCTGTGCCGCCGTCGATTTCAACATCGAGGACAGAACCGCGTGAGAAGTAATGGCCGGCCGTTGCAAAGCTGCTGCTAACCTTCATTACGTTAATTGCTGTGGCGGTCAACGCGAGCGTTCCGCCTGTGACATTGGTCGTATCAAGCTCAGCGTTGATGACTGACGTCGGCGAACCGGTCAAGGCAACAACAGCCTGAAAGCCAAGCCCAAGAATGATCCCAGCGTATGGCATGATGTAGCCGGCCAAAAGGTCGGCTGACTGCTGGGTCATATCAACAGCAAGAGCTGTGAGATTGAGGCGCTCAATGCGGATTCCTGCGAGGCGCTGTGAGGCGCTGAAGAAATAAACATCACAAGTCGTTGACTCGAACCACTCGAGAACGTATCCGACAGGGTCCGGACGTGTTCCAACGGTCAAAGTAAAAACGTTGTCGTCTGACAGGTAGACGAGGCGGAATTGGTGAGCGATCGAGGAGACGCCCGTCACTGCGACCCGGCGATAAACGCGAGGCTCAAGGCTCAGGGCTGCCTTTGGAGGCTCAGCCGCGCTTGTGGCGCCTGTGACCTCAACGGTAGGAGCGGCCGAATAGCCACTGCCTATTTGCGGCTCTTGAAGAGTTAGATACTCTCCAACCACAAGTTCGCCGACTGCGCCAGTGTAAGCACCGGCCCGGCCGACATCCGCGGATGTCGCATTCTGGAGAGTCTTGACCGAGGCAAAAGCCGAGCGATACAAGACTTCAGCGTCAACGACCTCAACAAAAACCTTTGATAGGTCCTTGCGGGTGTCGCGCGTAGTTGCTGCGTTTGTTGTTAAAGCTGTCATGGCTTAAGGTCTCCTTAATATCCAGCTGATTCTGACACAGCAGAATCAACATATTGAGCTGGAGTGAGGCCCCGGCGCATGGATGGGGAAAGGTCATTGTGGAATTCGTTGTAAGCAACTGCGGCTTGCTCGAACTTGACCGGATCGGCTGAGTATTTGGTAACCTCTGCCGGAGCTGTAGCGGCGCCAAAGTGGCTTTGAGCTGTTGAAGGCTCTTCGCTATACTCGATTTCCGGAGCGTTCTTAAGTAGGCCCTTTACGTAAAGCTCAACGCCAGCAACTCCGCTTTCGGAATAAACCCCGTCGATCTCTTCGGCAAAGTGGCCAGTGTCACCAACATCAACGTCCTGGGTGTTTGAAAGCGCCCAGTTAATCGATTGAGTGCGGCGCTTGTCCTCTTGCAACTGTGCAAGCTCGCGTCTGAGCCCGGCCATTTCGCCGCGCATCTCTGCGTATTTCAAGCCGTCGTCATCGTCGTAAGACTTGCCAGCTTTTGGCTTTGAGTCAGCCTTGGCGGCAGGAGGGGGCATTTCTTCCCCTTCTTCGTCTTCGTCTTCGTCAAGCATTTTGGACATATAGTTGTCCATGTAATCGGCCATTTTCTTTTGGCCCGCCTTACTGCTCATATACTTGTCGAAGTCGCTTTGCTCTTCTTTTTCTTCTTTTTTGTCTTTCATGGCGTAATCATCCTTTTCAGAATTTGCTTGGCTTTCCTGCGCGCCATAAGTGACAAATTCAAAGGGCGCTGTGTCTTTGTAGAGAGTGCAAAATTGATCATCCGAATAGCCGATGGCTACTTCGTTAAAAGACATAGCGGGCTTTGCCGGGCGCATGCCTTCGGTGTTCTCTTTAATCTTGAAATTGGGGAATTTGAAGAACGGCGCCTTGCGCTTCATGATCGCCAGACTTGAGATCTCGCCTTTTTTGCTAATCTCAACGCTGCGGTATGGGTTCCGCTTGATCTTCTCTAGTTGCTCTTCGTCCTCGATGAGATAATCGAGAAAGAGAATGTCGCGCTCTTCGCCTTCAAATACCGCGGTGGCAACATAGGCCTTGCCCATAGCTCCGCTGTTTTCTGTGTCCGCTGAAGGCTCGCCGTTGTGGACCTCGTGAATAGGCCCTCTATATACATCTTGGTCAAATCTTTGATTGTGCTTGGCGGCCACGGCCTTAAGGTCTTGAGGCGTCACCTTGATGGTGTGACTTTTGCCCGTTCTCGGGTCCTCAATAGTCCGCTCGTGAGAAGTCCAAACGGGAACACCGGAGATGCGATATTTATAATCGCTCCCCTTCTTCTCCCGTATCACCTTGTGACACGTCGGCAATGTGGTCTTTTGGCTCTTCATGCCTTGAAATTGGCATGGCTACGACATCGACGCAATTATGAAAAGTTATGAATAGTTATGAATCATCAGCCAGCAACATGACCACGCGGGAAGGCTCATCCCGCATCAATCTGTGATAAAGCCTTATTGCACGGCGCTGTATATAGCTTTTCGAGCGATCTTCAAGTCGCGCGCACTCGATCAGCTTGCTGTGCTCGATCTGTGTTAGGGCTGTTGTTACCCTTATCGTTGCCTTTTGGTCTCGGTTGGCCATCGGTGTTCTCTCCCTTTGGTTTTGGTTTATCCTTTGGCTTCTCGGCCAACTCCTGAGCCTGTTGTTCTTGCTGTTTGTTGGGGTCGTCGTCTGGATACTTTTCAGCGAGGCTTCCGAGTGTTTCGGTTTCGTCCTCGTCCATGACCAGCGGTATACCGGCGATTTTCGCGAGATCTTTAACGCCCACTTGGCGCTTCAACGCTGGGACCATCTCGAACACCATCTTAATGATCTCGATCCGATCTTTGATTGGAATGTCTTGCTGGGTTCTCAGGACAAAGCGAGGCATGTTTGCCTTGCCTAGTCCGAGCTGATTAAACAGCGGGCGGTTGTTATCCCAAATCGGCTTGATTAAGTGATCCGTGAGGGTCTCGGCTAACAGCTCACGATCGAACCCGATAAGCCGGCCCATCGCGGTGTCTTCAGTTTCGGCCCTTGAATAGCTCCCAGTGTCCGAGCTACCGCCGCCAGTATTGAGCGAGCTTGCAAGGATGAGCCGGTCCATCTGCTTATCCATGTATTCGATGGCCTGCAGCGCTGTATCCCAGCCTCCTTTTGGGGCATCCTTAACGTCTACTTGGTCGGTCTTATCGACGACAATGTTTTGACCGGCCCGGATCTTGTCGATGAGAGCAAGCGCAGACTCACCGCGGACATCGGCCGTATTCCCAACCGCGGCCGACCGCAAAGCGTCGATTGTATAGACGATCAAGCCTTGAGACCAGCGGTTGATGAATTGCATCCCGTTGCGCAGAGCTTCCGCCTTGAACCACTGGCAGAAGTAGAGCGCGGCGCTTAGACCGTTGCCATGACCAAGGGATGATTCGGTGTCGTGGTAGCGGTGCTGGATGTATTCCCTATAGTTGATTTCAGACCAGACCGGGCCGCCTTGGTCGAGGCCAACGGCTAGAGTCCATATCCATTTTTTGGTTGACTCTTTGCGCCGCATCTCAAAACGCCGCTTGTCGATATCTTGAAGGCGGTTAACCATCCACCAACGACTGCGGCCATATCCAGGAATCGAAACCTTCTTGCGGATGCCCTCGATCGACGCCCAAGTATTTCCCTTTAGGAACGCCATAGCAAGATTGAATCTAGAGCTTTGAAAGCGCTTGCACTTCTTGAGCAGACTTTTGATAATCTTGGCGACGGCCCGGTCTTCCTTTGAGTCTTCCTCGGCCTCTACATCCCACTCTTCATCGTTTCCAGCCACAAGCTGAGCCCGATAGCGCACAAGGAATTCAACGATGGCGTCTTTCTTGAGCTTCTCGTAGAAAGATGGGTCTTCACTTAGGCCATAGTCTGGATCGTAGACAATCTCGCGGCGCAAGGCCTCAAATAGCTCGTGCGTGTAGACATTGGCGATGTTCGCCTCGGGGAAGGTTCTGCTAAGACTGACCATTTTTACCTCAATACCCTTCGGGCGCGCTGCTAAGTCCTAGTGAATCTAGCACGTTTGAACCCGGCCGGCTAGCTTCAAAAGTGAGCATGCCCTTGTTCCACGGGGCCGCCAACACACCATAAGACACAACATCTACTTGGTCATCGTTATTTCCTCGGGGGAATGCTAGAAGCTCCTCAAGAAGCAAATATATCCAGGATGCAAGCTTAGGAAACAGAACCCGACCCTCTTCAAATTGGGGCTGTGCGCTATCTGCTCGGGCATACTTATCCTTAGATGCCCCGTGGTCTTTGTTGTTCAACTCGCTCATCATGATGCCCTTACCGCGTAGGTAGGCAATGGTTGGCGCTCCCACCTGGAAGGCGCCGACCTCCATCCAATTGCGATGGCACCCATAATCTTCCTTTATGCCCTTATAGATGTTGAATAGCTCCGTCTTGGAGAAGTGCCCGCGGTGTAGGTCCAGCAGTAGTAAGTAATTGGCAAAGAAACCCCAAACAGCTACAACGGTAAAGTCGGCGCTCTCCTTCTCGCTAAAGGCCGGGTCCGCTGTCGTGAATATCTGCATAGACTCGACGGTTGCTCGTGCGCTGTTGTATTCGTAGACCTTCTTAGCCCTTCCCCGGGCGTCTATCTCCTCGATCAAGTTGTAGTAATGGAAATACTTGGACTTGAAAAGGTTGCCGTCTGGGAGTGTTGGCTTTTGCTGGTAGAGCGCCGACCAAATATAAGCCCGTCGCTTGATTCTCTTGAATTTCTTGCAATCTGCGGCGAATCTTTCCGGCCAAAGCGCCTCGCCTTCTTTGCGGTTGAGGATGTCGTTGTCGGGGTCGTCACAAATAGCGGAAAGGACGCAAACATCCCAGCCCTCGGGCTCTTCTCCGTTCTCGATAAGCTCCTTCTCTTCTCGGAGAAGCTTGCCAACGAGGTCGTCTTCGTGCCATCTGGTCATGATGATGACTACTGCGCCGCCGGGCTCAAGCCTTGAGTGAGCGGTTGAATCGTACCAATCCCAAACTTTTTCGCGTTGGACCTCTGAATTTGCCTCTTCCGAGTTTTTGCACGGGTCATCAATGATGAGGAGATCGGCGCCGTATCCAGTGAAAGCACCGCCAACACCAGCGGTCATCATGCCGCCTTCGTGGCTTTCTATGCCCCACTCATCCTTTGCGGACGTGTCCTTTCTCACCATCACCGGTAGGCCGTTGTTTGACTTCTTAGCGAATAGGTGGCCGTTATTCCCAACCAACTCCTTACAACGGCCGCCCCACTTCTTAGCGAACGAAGCTCCGTAAGAGCCCAACATCACCGCTTTCTCAGGATTTCGAGACAAGAACCATGATGGGAAAAATCGCGAACACATCCAGCTTTTGCCGTGACGTGGAGGCATGGAGACGATTAGGCGGGTTATCTCTCCCCGCTCGACCGCCTCCAGCTTCTCTGCCAAGAACTTGAGATGCCTTGGCGCTTGGTAGGTCCCACGGGTGGCGTGCTTTGCAAAGCCTATCAAAGACTGCCTTGCCCACTCTTTGCTTGCCTCGGCCTTGAGGTCTGCCTTTGTCTCAACTACTGCGGCCATCACTCATACCACCATTGAAGAAGCCGGATGCCGCCCTCAAACGCTATCGAAAAAGAGAACACCAAAACCACAAAGATGGCCTCGGCGTTCTCTGGTAGGTCATCCCGCGTCATTTGCCTTGAGCTTCGAGCCTTCGGGCTTTCTGGACAGCAAGAGCTTTTGCTGTTTTCTTGAACATTGAAGCGGGCTTTTTAGCTGGTCGCTTCTCGGGTTGCTTTTTATCCTCTGCCATGCGTGCGGCCTTTCTTCTCAAGAACGCTTTAGCGGTCTTTTTGAACTTTGGTGTGAGCTGTGCCTTGGTCCTGGGCTTATTCCCGCTGATATCGGGTAAGCCCTTGCTACCTCTATTATCGGCTATGGCTCGAGCAGACTTACCAAAACCCCCGGGTTTTCTTGGTGACGGCTTGGTGGTTGGGGTTGGTTGTTTGCCTTTGGCTTCTCTCTCCAACCTCTCCGCTTTTAGCTGCGCCTGGATCTTGTCGCGCCTTGAATTCTTTCTAGCGCCCTTGTTCTCAAGCCTTGCCTGCTCGCGTGGTGGTAGCTTATTGCCACCACTTGGCTTGGGATTCTCGACCGAGTCCTTGACCTTCTTATGCTTCGCGATGATCTTGTCAAAGTCCCGCGGCTTGTCGTCGCCCTTAGCGCCTTCCCGCGGCTTGATGCCCTTCTTTGCTAGGTCTGCTTTGATCTTTGCAAAGTTTCTATTGTCCATCGCTTGCTTGCCTGGAACGTAGGGCTTGGCCGCCGGCTTCTTGACTTGCACCGATGCGCTGTCCCTCGTTGACTTTGGCTTTGATCGCTTGGGTGTTGGCCTGCTCGTCTCAAAAGAGTCTGCTACTTTGTCCGCTGTGGCCTTGCCAACCCTCATCTGAGTCCTTATCGCCTGAGACAAGTCAGCCTTGCTTAGCTTAAAGCCATCCTTTTCCATATACTTCTTGAACCCGGCAGCATAGCGATGGGCCTTTTCTTCTATCTTACTTCCCCATGAGTCGTCGCGCTTCTTTGGCTCGTATCCAGCATCAACAAGGCGGCCGCCGTGTTTTTTTACCTCAGCGGCCTCTCTGTTTGCGTTGTCGGCCTTGTCCTTCAGTATAGAAAGCTCTTGCTTGTTCGCGGGCTTCCTCACCTTAACAGAGACGCTATCGGTTGTTGACGGCGCCTTTGAGCGCTTGGGTGGCTTCTTGCCCTTCGAGTATTGGTTAAACAAGCTCTTGAAGTTGTCCTTGGCGGTCTTTCTGGATATGGCTGCCCGCTCTTTGTCGCTCTTTCCAGAATCAACAGACGACAACGACTTACCCTCCATTGGGCCGCCGCCTTCTGATATCTTGTCACCCTTGATATAAACGTGAGCGCCGTTGATGGTCTTCCACTCACCGCCGGTTAGGGGTGCGCGTTTTTCTGCGTAGCTAAGTGTTGTATCTCCGCTGTATCCAAGAGACGAAAGAGCATCCTTCATCCTTGCGTGAAAGGCCTTGTCCTTGACAACCTCGCTAGCTGGCTTGTTCCACGACCCACCAAGGGCATCGATGGCCTTGAATACGGCCTCGGCCTTCTTCTTAGACGATACGGTCTTGATGTATAGACCGCTTCCGGCATGGGTGATATTCCAGCCTTTCTTTTCGTGCCCTCGGTGAAGAACGAGGCCTCCGTCCTTAGAGACGCGCTCGGCCTTGTTTGTGTAAGACGTTCCATCGGCCTGGTTCACTGTAAACGGCTTGCCCTTGGTGGCCGTTCCGGTATTAGAAAAGGCCTTCTCGCGATGCTCCTTAACACGGGCGGCCTTCTCGTTCTCTTCTTTTCTATCTTGAACACTAGCGGCGCTATCAGCGGTCGGCTTTGCGCCTGCGTTTATATGCCTCGCGATGTCCTTTGCTGAAACTTGCTTGCGGTTGTATCCATCGTTGGAATACCACTTGCCGCCGGACCTGCTAAACTCCCGGCCGTTGGCGGTCTTTAGAATAGAGCCATCCGGGTGCTTCTTATTTACATCTCGGCCGCGGATTTCATTTTTCTTGCGTTCGGCTTCAGCGTTGGCCTTGTCTTGCTTGTCTTTCTCCCACTTAGCATCGCGCTCTTTGTCGGCCTGGGCCTGCTTCTTCATTACCTCAGTTGGCGCAACGCCGCCGCGGTCATTCTTTGCCGCC